CCAGATGGTTGTGTTCGTGCTATCCAATATCATAGCGTGTTAACAGCGATGTCCCGAATTCATCAGGGATGTTGTCAATCACTCGGCGAGTACAAAGTTCTGCGGTTAATAATACAATAGCCACAAGACGTCTGTGCTGCTCGGAATACTCAAGGTAACTACAGTGTCGTGACCTTTGCTTGTCCTCAGCTAGTTTAGTGAGGAGAGCAACGTCAAGGAAGTCTGGTAATGGCCGGTGAGAAGCTATTAAAGTCATCAATTTGCAGATGGTAGATCTGTGATTAGGTGCCTCCCACCATGAATCCCCTAGTGGACCATCTGACAGAGGTAATACTATCTCTGGACGGTCCATAGCTCGGATCCATGGTTTGAGCAACATTTTAACTACCGGAGACTGCACCGATATCCAACTCTCACGAGCTGTCCATCGACGTGCATCTCCTCTAAATAGCTCTTGATACTCATCAACGAGCAGATGGAGGAGTTTCTCCAGGTAAAGTTTTACCTCTGAAGGTGTCCATTCGGATCCCTGAAGGGAATCATCTTTTAGATGATCGCTTAATCCAAGTAGGGAAGGTGTAGCCTGTAAAACGGCAGCCTGACCAATAATTGGAATTCGTGAGAAGCCTAGTGTGCGAAGCGCAGAACTAGGACTCAAGAACGCTATCATCGTTTGGATGAAAACTTTATTAATAATACCCTTCTGCAGTTCATAACTAAAGCCAATGAACTCAGCTGGGTACATCAATAACTTACAGGCCCTTATGAGCCAATTTGACAGATTGTTTTCTCCTAGCCAGCCACGCTCAATCATTCTATGAGCGCGGTTAGCCCTCGTTACACTATCACGGATCTGCAACTCTTCTTTAAGAGATGCAGGAGACACTTCTACGCCATGGATGAAAATCCGGGAGAGGAAGTTCCAGAAATGATTCGAGGTGAACGATTTCGTCCAAGAGATAGGTATCTGCAAGACTGCAGACAGCTCACGATACCGTGAACCAACCGTCGCATGGCCTGGCTGTCCGATGACAACGTCATCGCCAGTAACTCCATAGGACAAGAAAGGAAAAGCAAGACCCTCAGAGAAAG